ATCAACTACGCTGACAATAGCAATTTCCCATTGAACACAGGTGAAGCGGCTTTATTCGGAAGCTTCAAGGTTCAATATGATCCAGTTTTGGGCAATTGGAACTTAGTTCCTTCTGCAAGTAACCAAAATGGTTTGGCTGCTTATGGTGTTTATGCAGCTAGCTACAACTATGCTGGAGGTAGTGCTTCATTCACGATTAACGATCCATCCATTACGCCTAATAGCGTGGTGATAGGTCGTGTGCAATCAAGCATTAATGCTGCCATTGTCAAAAAGATGCTCCCTGGTAACGGTACATTAGCAGTCGTGTTAAGCACTGATCCAGGCGCAAGCGTGTTCTCCTACATTAACATATTGCCTAATGAGGCTTTGTTAAATGCAGGCGTTATCGCTGCACAATACAGCAATCCAGGTGGTTCAGCGACGATTGTTATAAGCAATCCGCTCATTACCGCAGCGATGGAAGCTAACGTTAACTTTGCATCACAAGCAAACTCCTCTGAGGTGAAAACTGCGATTTGTGGCGCGGGAACACTGACGATTGTTTGTACTGCTGACCCTGGTGTCTCTGTGATGCAATACGTTGCAGTCTTACCATCTTCTGCATTAACTACATTGGGCTTTTACGGCGCAACGTACACTAATGCGGGCGGTAGTGCTACAACCACTATCACTGATTCCAATATCAGCGCGGCTAGCATTGTGGTAGCTGACTGGGCATCTCAAGCAAACGCGGTTGAGATCGAGAAAGTCACTCCTGGTGCAGGATCATTAGTGATTCTATCTTCTGGCGATCCAGGTGCTTCTGTATTGAATTACAGCGCAGTACCAGGTGCAGAAGGTTCAGCCGAAAACGTCTACCTGCCATTAGCGGGTGGTCAGATGCTTGGTTCTGTCCTTTTGGATAGAGGTGTTGCGACCAGTACTGCTGGTGCTGCAACTATCAACCATCAAGCGGGTGTTGTCACCACTGAATCGTTAAGCACGGCGTCCGGTTCTGCTTATAGCTTCACCTTAACCAATTCACGCATTACAACTGCTTCAATCGTATTGTGTCAATTATTGGGTGGAACAAATACAAAGCATGGCCTTTCCTTTACCGCCGTCCCAAGCAACGGAAGCGCTGCAATATCAGTGTTAAACAATGATATTTCTGCGGCTGCGTTAAACGGAACGTTAATCTTTGGATTCGTCGTTATTTAATAGGTTGGAGGGGGCAACCCCTCCCTCTTTTTTAGAGAGGGCTTATGCCATCATTATTAGATTTGGTGAATCGCACCTTGCTTGAGTTAGGACGTTTGCGTGTTAGCGCTATTACGGATAGCCCTGATGCGGAAGCTGCCACTGAAAAGCTTCTTGAGTTAGCACCGGAAGTTCTACTTGATTACAATTGGAATTTTGCCATTGTCTATGTGCAAAATTTTTCACCAGAAACGACCAATTTCTCACCCGATTTTGTCTATAGTTATCAGTTACCTGGTAATTATGGGAAGTTCTATAGATGGGCTACCACTGGCGCTCAATGGCCGTATTACGCCATTGTTGATGGCATGATGCTAGCAAATACGTTGCCAATTCAATATTACTACATTGCTAATGACATTCCCTTCGAAGCCTGGGAACCATTAGTCGCACGTCAGTTAGTTTTATATGCAGCTTCAAAATTAGCACCGACTCTGACTAACAACCTTCAATTAACGGGTTATTTAGAAAATGAGTACATGAAGGCTCGCACCAAAGCTATACTAGAGAACGATATGGAACGATCTGTCATGTCTACACCCTACAATGACTTTGATCGTATTACGTTTATCTAGCAAAAGGATTTGCTATGGCGAACCAGATGACACGCCAAACCATGTTCAATTTCGGCGAAGTCGATGTTGTAACTTGGAAGCGTACCGATGTTAATGAATATCTCACGGCTGCTCAAGCATTAACTAATGCTGAAGTCGGCACGACAGGTCTTGCTCGAAAACGCAAAGGCACCTCACTTCTTTATAATGCGACAGGTTATGCGCAATTTAATTCGCGAATGTACGAGTTTGTTGACAAAAATAATAATTATTATGTGGTGATGTCAGCGAATGGAGTGTTTTATATATTTTCATCTCCTACGACTCAGAACCAAGTTATTACGAGTCGGGGTAACAATGTAGTAACAGGTTACGGAACCAACGTTGTAGTTAATGCAGATAATTTAAGTTTTATTATGGCTGTTCCTACACCGTATCAAACCGGTGATTTAGACAGCATAGATTACACACAAGATAATGATGCATTGATTTTAACTCATCCGAATTATGCGCCAGGCCGAATTTATATTTCGGCCTATAACATAGGTGTTCCTCCAACTTTTGCGTTTCAGTATTTGAATATCTATCCATTACCTTCTTATGATTTTAATACAATCAATTACAACAATTTTACTGTTTCCTTGAGTGTTACCGGTAATGTGCTTACATTTCAATTTACAGGTGTCGGCGCCAATCCTGGTTTCACTAATGCTTGGGTAGGCGGTCAAATAATTGGCGGTGGCGCAACTGACATTGATCCTGTGGGGTACGCAATTATAACGGCTGTTTCGTATAGTGCAAGTGGCGGTGGTACTGTGACATTCACAGGATTAGTGCAAATACCATTTCAAACGTCAGGTTATGCGACACAAGGTTCGCAATATTCGATCAGACAACCTATTTGGATACCTCCAGCAATGCCTTGGCCTGCGGTTAATCCTGTCACTTCGGGTTATCCTGCGAAGGTTTTGTTTTTCCAGAATAGATTATGGCTTGGGAATACCAATCTTTTGAATAATGCTGTCATGGGCTCTAAGATCAATCAACCCATTAACTTTGACGTGGGCACAGGTCGTGATACAGATGCTATTGTTTATATTATCGGCCAGACCAATGCGGGTGGTGTGCTTTGGATGAATGGCGGTAAGCAACTAGAAATATTTTGCGAAAATAATGAATTTGCTTGTCCGCAAGATCAAAATTCCGGTTTAACTCCTTCAACATTCTCGATACGTCAGCAATCATCTTATGGCGCATCATACATGTTGAAACCTGTGACTTATATTAACGATTCTTATTATTCAAGCAAGACAGGCAAAGCATTATTAAATTATCATTTCAACGGCATAGGATTAACCTACGTTTCAAGCAATATTTCGTTGGCGAGTTCGCATTTAGTGAAATCCCCAAGTAATAGAGCCCTATTGCGTGGATCTGACACATCCCAAGATAATTTTATTTACTTCATCAATCCGAGTGATAACACCTTAACAGCATTTCAATTTGCATCAGAATATAAATTGGCTGCATTGACGCCTATTATATTTCAAGAAAATGTTGAATTAATTGATATTGTGACCATTCAAAATCAAGTCTATATCTTAAAATTCTATACATTGACCGAACAATATACGATTGAAGTGTTGGATGATACGACCCGAATAGACTGTAACTTTAATGCCAGTATGCAAGCGAGCGGCTTGGTCACGGGTTTAAATCTATTAAATGGCTATACTGTTCAAGTAGTATATCAAAATCAAGATTTTGGTGAATATTTAGTTCAAAACAATCAAATTACTGTCACTAATCCGAGTATGATTGTTGATACGGTTGAGATTGGCTTGCTTTATGATGTACAAATAACTCCTATGTACCCTTATGCTGGTGCACAAGCATCACCCTTTAAAAAGCAAGTTTATCGTATTTATGTGGATTATAATGAATCGTTAGATTTTGAGATCAATGGTACATTAGTACCATATCAAAATTTTGCGGATATTCAGGCAGGATTACCGCTTGTGCCTCAAACAGACACAGCGATCATTGCTCCGGTTTCAGGATGGAATCGGTTTGATAATGATGGAGTACCGATCATTACGATTACTCAATCCTCGCCATTTGATTTGCAGATTACAAGTATAGGTTATCAAATAGCCTCCGCCGTTATATAAGGAGATAGGACGATGGGATTAGAGACAGCCGCAATTGTGATGGCAGGTGTTGCCGTAGCATCCGAAGTCGGTAAGTCAGTCGCGCAGGTAAAAGCTGCGGAATCACAAGGTAAAGCGCTTGAATTACAGGCTTTAGAAAAGCAATTAGAGACACAACAAAAAACTTTATCCAACTACGATGTCATGGAAAAGGTTTTAGATGCTCAGATTGCTCATCAAACTATTACAGGCACCGCATTTAGTAGTCCTAGTTTTAATGCTATTCAAAGACAAACACTTAATATTGGTGCTCGAAAACAAAAGAATATTGATATCGAAGGTGAGTTGGCGCAGGAAAATATTAAGCTTGAACGTCAAAATGTTAAAACCACTCTCTTTGC